GCACCACCTGACCGGGCTCCACCGCCAGCGGCTCGTCAGGCGAGTCCAGTGGCGCGTCCACCTGCGGCGAAGTGACAAACAGCGCAAACATCGAGCTGACCTTTTTCCGGTCGAGCTCGGCGTCATCGTACTGGTCGAGAAAGAACAGCTTGACGATGGCCGGCGCAAAACGCGAGACACCCCGCACCTGACCGGCTTCCACCGGGTCGATGATGTGGAGCACCTCGTTTGCATTCACGCGCACGATCTCGCCTGCAAGGCGCGGGTCGGTGCTGTCGCCCGGATGCCGACGGTAGAAATAATAGGCGGCGCGGCGCCCCAGCAGGTCGAACTCGATCCCTTGCCGGATCATGCCACCCCCGGGTAGCTCCTTCGTCATGTCGATGGGCAGCATTTCCGAGGGGATCATCTGCAGCTGCAGCGGCACCGACAGCCCGTCTTCGGGTCGGCGCGGGCGAAAGCGGAAGAACACCTCGCCGGTCAGGAACAACTCGCGCGCGGCGCGGCGCTGGAGACCGTAGAAATCGGTCAGACCCTCGGAATCGGTCTCGGCCTGCCATTCCTCCCAGAGGGCCTGAATGGTCTTCTTCTTTTCCGCGTCCTCGACCTTCGAGGTCGGCTTGACGCCATCGCCCACTGCGTTGCCGGTCCAGCTTTCCAGCGCGTTCAGCGCGTAGCCGTTGTTTCTCACCAGCCAGCGCGCCCGCGCCGTGATCGTCGGGCCCGCCTGGCCGATCAGCGTGTTCACATGCGCGCGGCTGGGGCGGAACTTGATCAACCGACGCCCATAGGCCCCGGCATCGAATCCGCCGATCATCGCGCCGATGCGTCGGCGCAAGCCCGTCATCATGGCCATGTCAGAGCCCCTTTTCGGCGTAGAGGCGGGTCACGCGGCGTTTGGGATTGGTTCCGCCTGCCGCGGCAATGCGGGCTTCCAGATCGGCGATGGCGCGGGCCATTTCCGCGTCGGAACCATAGGTGACGGTCTTGCCGTCGTAAGTTGTCGAGCGCACGCCGCGGAATCGCGCCGCCAGAAGCGCGTCCAGCTGCGCCTGCATTTCTGCAAGAGTCATCTGTTACCTCATGATGCTTGGCGTATAGACGCGCCGCTTGTGCTGCGGGGCGCGGGGAACGCCGGCGGTCGGGGTTTCTGCAGAGGCCGAATTTTCGGTCGCCGCATTGTCGTTTTCCTCGGCGGTCGCTGCTTCGCCCGGCTCGATCCCCACCTGCCGTTCCAGCGAGCGCCATGTCTGTTCCGGCCAGCGGTCGGCCCCGAACACCCAGGCGGCGGCGCGTGCGTAAACCCGGCAATCCAGCGCCTCGTTGCGCTCGCGCAAGGACTGCCATTCCAGCTTGGCAAAGCCGCGCCGGTCGCGTTTCGTCACCAGCTGCTCGGCGGTCAGCTGCTTCAGCCATTCACTGTTGACCCACCCCGGCAGGTGAATGCTGCCGGGCGGAGGTGTTGCTCCATCTGCAACATCTTCATCGGTTGGGCGCGGCAGGCGCAGGTAGCGGTAGGTTTCCGATTTGAACACCGCCGTTGCGATGGTCCACAGCCGCGCCCCGCGCCGGATCCGCTTGCCGCCTTCGGTCGCGTCCACATAGGTCGGCCCCGTTACTGGGCTTGCCCGGTTGAAGCCCTCGACCCCCTTGATCGGCATCACCTGCGCGCTGCTCTGCCTGCGCGCCCAGCTGTAGACGGCCGCCGATTCATAGCCCGTGTCGATGGCGAGCTTGCCGATCTGCAGGAACGCGCCATTCTCGTGCTGCCAGACGCGCCCCAGCAGGGCCGAGAGTTCGGCCCAGCTTGCGGGCTCGGCCGGGCCGCCATCGATGACGATATGGTCAATGAGCCAGCTTTCCAGCCCGCGCCCCCAGGCCCAGACGTCGATCTCGATCCGGTCCTTCTGCACGTCGGCCCCGGCGGTCAGGAACAACCCGCGTTCGGGTACCTTGCCAGCAGGCCAGTCTTCCCGCCGCTCATACAGACGTTCCCAATCCGGCGCCTCGCCGCGCTCCTGCCAGGGCTCGCCGAGAATCGTGTTCTTGATCGCCTGCAGGGTCTCGTCGTTGCCTGCGGCTTCCTCCCACTTGCGGGCGATCTCGGCCCAGCTGAGCCAGCCCAGCGGTGAGTAAAGCGCATTGAGGTGGTAGCCCTTGATCCCGGAGGCCTCGGCCTTGGCGCGGGTTTCCTCATCGGCCGTCGGCATCCAGCAGGCACCGTTTTCCTCGGCCATCATCTGCGTCTTGAAGCGTTCCTCGATCGCCTCGTCGCAATGCTCGCAGAGGTAATGCGCCGTTTCGGGCCTGCCCTTTTCCCAGCGCAAGCGCTCGAAACGCAGCCATTGCAGGGCGCCGCAGTGCGGGCACGGCACATGATAGCGGCGCTGATCGCTCGCCTCGAACTCGCGCTCGATGCGGCTAGCACCCGCGATCGTCGGCGTGGAGGCCAGGAACATCTTGGCCCGGTGGCCGAAGCTCGCGCAGCGCGCCTCGGCCAGTGCGATCGGGTCACCCTCGCCATCGACGTCGCCCGGATAGGCGTCGACCTCGTCCAAGAATATCCAGCGTGCGGGCATCGAGCGCAGGCCCACGGCCGAGTTGGCCCCGGTCAGCACCAGCTGGCCACCGGGGAATCGCTTGGCCATGATCGTGTTGCCGCTGTCCTTGGAGCGCGCGGGCGAAATGCGTTCGCGCAGCGCCGGGCTTTCCTCGATCAGCGGCGCGATCCGCTGCTGGCTCAGCCGCTTGGCGGTTTCGACCGTCGGCTGCACCAGCAGGAACGGCCCTGGTGCGTGGTGGATGCAATATCCCAGCCAGTTGTTACCGGCCTCGGTCGCCCCGATCTGGGCGGCTTTCATGAACACGATGCGCCGCGCAGGATCGCTCGGGCTCAGCGCATCCATGATCTCGCGCAAATACGGCGTGCGCGCGGTGCGGTATGGCCCGGCCTCGGACGCGGCGCGCGAGGACAGGATCCGGTGCCGGTCGGCCCACTCCGAGACCGTCAGCGCCGGATCCGGGGCGAGGCCCGCGAGCCAAGCGCGGCGGATGTCCTCGGCGCCGTCGAAGTCAGCGCGGGGCATGGCCGGGATCTCCGCCGCAGTTGTATGGCGGCAGGCCGAGACGCTTCCGCCGCTGAATGTCGGCTGGATCGCATGGACCATCTCGCGCAGGAGCGCCTCCCGACACGCCCACCGTCCGCGCCAGAATACGCGCTTCGGCCGACTACTGAGCCGATCTTCCTCACTAGTGAGCCTGGCGGCTTCAGCAGTTTCCGGTTTCCACTTGTCAGCCCGCATTATTGTCCTCGACCATTCGGTACGCCGCATCGAGCATCTGCCCGAAAGGCAAGCGCATCATCGCGTCCCACTGTTCCCGCGTAAGCCGCAGTTTGCACCAGCGGAGCAGCCGGTACCTATCTGCGGTGAGCCACCACCCGCAAAAATGGTAGCGCGGCGTCGGCAGCGGGATGTCGTCCACGGTCAGGTCAGCGCAATTCAATCTCGATCTCCGCCAGTTCCGCGAGGTGCATGCGCAGGTGCTTGTCCAACACCTGCTCCATCGCGTGTGCATCCACCCCGAGTTCCGCCGCCATGTCGGCCGCCACCCGCGACGGCCAGTTCTGCCAGGCGTCGCGCTCGCGCCGGGCCAGATCAAAGACCATGGTCGTGGCCTTCTCGCGATCCACCAGCTCGCCCTTCATCTTGGCGAGCTTCACCTTGGCGGTCTGCGCCTTGATGACCTCATTGGCCAGGCGGGCGCGCAGATAGGAAACCTCGCCACCACCGCCGCCGACGTCTCCTGCGCCAGCTTCGCGCAGCGTTTCGTCCATGGAGCGGATCGCCGCCTTCGGCACGGGTTTGGTTTTCACCCGCGCCCTTGCGCCCGGCGCCTTGCTCCCACGCTGTTTGGCTGGGTCGGTCTGGCTGTCCCACTGCCGGTCGGCCTTTGCCGCGTCGATGGTGCCGTCGGGCTCGGTCGTGATGCGCCCCGCATCGATGGCTTTCCTGACCGCCGTGTGACTCACACCCCGATGGCGGGCATAGGCGCGGATCGAAATGCCCATCAGGCGTTATTCCTCCGTGATCCGATCATGATCGCAAGGCTCTCGATAAAGCACTGATATTGCTCCGATTATGCTGGATAAGCGGCCCCGCCAGAGCGAACGTAATCGCAGGAAACGACGCAACCGACGGAGACGCAGCCATGGAACGCACGATGGACATCAGGATCAACGACACGATCACGGCCCTGAATGAGGCGGGACACAAGGTCCCGGACGGCATCAGGACCCACCCGCTTTGTATCCAGCGCCGTATTCTCGAGGACCGCTGCAAAGTCGAAGGCATCAAGCCGATCTACCGCTGACCATAGCGCCGAGGCGCGGGCAATCCCGCCTGCGCAGCGCCCAGCCCCGGAGGGAGCAATGCCCGAAAGTTGGTGATGGGTTGATTGGGTGGCATATCATGGCGGTGTTCACACGCCGCGATTCTCGAAGAGAAAAGGATATGCCACATGAAAGACGATACGATTTTGCTGTTCACTGA